CAGGCGGGTAAAGGGTTATTCACCCAAGGAGAATCTTAATAATATCACAGTCTTTGTTTCGGCAACAACTCTAATGCAGTCTTGTAAGACCATATCTGATGCGGACTCAAGACCTCACCTGCTTCGTCACGAGCTTTTAATCTTCTAGCCCATGCTTTGTAGTCCTTATCTTTCTGAGGCTCTACAAGGGTCTTTACCATCTTTAGAATCTCGCTGTCTACAAGGTCTAGCGGTGCTTTAGGTGACTCAAGGTGTTTGTAATCAGGTTTTGGTGCTTGCTTGCATAGCGTTTTAAATTGCATGAGGTTAGGACAGTTATCAGGCAGATGTTCCAAAGCCCAACCGATAGCTTTCAGGTTGTCTTCAAATGTACTCAGCTCATGTGCCCAATGCGATTTAATGGTGTTTGCATCAACGTTGCTCCACTTGTTTTTAAACTCAGACCCGTAGCTTAGAGCGAGACGGTCAAATAAACGGTCAATAACTTTAGTTGGCAATGTCATGTTGAATCCTTTGTGGTCGCTTGAAAGAGTCAAAAGCCTCGTCTATTGTTTTCATATCATCGTCATGCGCTCTAGTCGCAACACCTGGTGCTAACTCCTGCATACGCAGTCTGTCAGCCTTCTGCCATGGTGACTCATAAGTTTTGTCTTGAGTAGATACCTTTTGATTTCTGCACCAATTGCGCCACGTTGCTAACCAATCAGCTTTTAACCCTTTGCTATGCGGAACAGATAGCCAGTAGTCTTTAAACTGTTCAGCAACTTGGTTTGGATTTAAATCTTTACGGTTCTCTTTGCACCATATTGCCCATTCATCGGGCAGTTCCCAATCTGATGGCAACCTTGTCGACTTTGCTTTGGAGGCTTTAGCCTCTATATCTTTTATATTGGTTAATGGTTTATGGTTAATGAGTTTATGGTTAGCATCTAATTCGCATTGCGTTTGCATTGCGTTCGCATTGCGTTTGCTCCACCTCACATCGGCTGAGACCCTTGCTTTATCTGACTTTTCCTTATATTTACTGATGTTCTTTTCACAACCATTGTGAACCCAACCATCATCGGTCAATAAAAAAAAGTTTTCTAGCACCATTAAAACTGCGGCTTTTTCATCCTTTGTACGTGCCGTATGCGTTCGCATTACAACCGCAGTATCAACGCATAAAGGTGTTTCATTTAAGTAATAAGTGTCAAGTAATTGACGATAAACACCGTGTTCAAGCAACGTTAAATGAAAGGTATCTCGTCTGTAATCGCCTATATTAAATTGATAGTAGTGCATTGCAAACCTCAATAAAAAAGGCTTCACCTGAATTTGCAACCCTGCTTTAGGGTCTGGCGAGATAGGTACAGTAACCTACTGCAAATTCATGTGAAGCCTTACTGTTTTGAACCCTCGCCAAAGGATACTGTAATTATAAACCATAAAAACGATGTTACCTATACTAGGGAAAGTACCTATAAAAATAATTTGCTAATGACTACTTCTATGTAAATATTTGTGTTGTAATGTGTACATAGTAGTTAAAAACACAAGGAGAAACAAAATGAGAGTTACACATTTAGACAAAAGCGGTTTAGGAATGTCAGCAAAAACAGCTTGCGGACGCAACATTCTGAGAACTCCATTTTCTGCTAGTTGGGCAGATTTCAAACAAGAACCAGAACACCTCAGATGCGTTAAGTGCGTAGCAAGCAAGCAATTTTTATTAAATGTAAAAGTAGATTCAAAAAAATAAACACAAACGGGGGCTAGTCCCCCACTAAGGAGAAAAACATGAATGAAATAGAAAAGAAGTTCCTAGAACTCTACGGAGAGTTCAACCTAACAACTCAAGACCCTGCCTACCGCATATTTAAAACAGGTTGGAACGCAGGTCATCAATTGGAAAACAATCGAATCGTCACTAACCTAAAAGTGTTACGTTCACGTCAAGACCAAACTACAGACTATGAAGAGGGTAGGTTCGATGGACTTGGCACAGCAATCGCATTTGCAGAATCAGAGGTGGAATTATGACTGAGTTACGACAAGCAGCAAAGATGGCGTTAGAAGAGCTAGAAATGCAGGTCGAAAGTCAGAGTGGCGTATACATCGCAATAAACGCACTACGTCAAGCACTTGCCCAGCCTACACGCGAATGGGTTGGGATGACAGATAAAGAAATACAAGAGATGGCAAATGATTTGGAAGAAGGTTATGTATTTTTATATCGAAGTTTTGCTGCTGCCATTGAAGCCAAACTAAAGGAGAAAAACACATGAACCGCTACATAGTACGAGCCACACGCCTACAAACCGTTGAAATTATGGTTACAGGATGGGATGAAGACGATGCTTTTGACAACGCAATGGCGTCAACCGATTGGGATGTAATCGACACCAATGAGCCTGACGATGTATTTGTAACAGACGTAACCAATGACCACAATTATCAGGAGGAAGCATGAAAACCGTATTCGTAAATATCCGCATGACACCAGAGATGCGAGCCGCAATTAAAAAGTTGGCTGATGCAGAGTGTAGAAGCGTGTCGGCACAGATTAACTTTATGCTTACAGCGTTGCTTAAGAAATGAAATATTTAAGCGTCTGTTCAGGCATAGAGGCTGCAACAGTAGCCTGGCACGGGTTAGGTTTGCAACCAGCAGGGTTCTCTGAGATTGAAAAGTTTCCTAGCCAAGTGCTTGCCAATCATTACCCAAACGTTACCAACTATGGTGACATGACAAAATTTAAGGAGTGGAACATTGGAACAATTGACCTTCTTGTTGGAGGAACACCCTGCCAATCATTCTCAGTCGCAGGGCTTAGGAAAGGAATGGATGACCCACGTGGCAACTTGGCACTCGTCTATTGCTCAATGCTTGACCACTTTCAGCCAAAATGGTTCGTCTGGGAAAACGTACCTGGTGTCTTGTCATCGGGAGGAGGACGGGACTTTGGTTCCTTCCTCGGGGCGGTGGCAGAACTCGGGTATGGGTTCGCCTACAGAGTGCTTGACGCTCAGTACTTCGGAGTCGCACAGCGCAGAAGACGTGTGTTTGTTGTCGGATGTCTTGGAGGATGGCAAAGTGCCGCAGCGGTTCTTTTTGAGCGAGAAAGCCTGTGCAGGGATACTAAGAAGAGCCGAGAAAAGAGGCAAGACATTGCCGCCACTATTGCAGCACGCTTTGGAGTCAGCCGTAACAACTATGAAGAGTTAGCACCAATACAACAGGTATACGAAAACCACGGAACAGATAGCCGCATTAAACCTGTTGATGTTTGCCCAACGGTTACTTCAAGATGGGGCACAGGTGGAAATAATGTACCGCTGGTTGATTCAATCAAAGAGTTTGATAATCTAAATAATTTGAAATTACAAGAAACAGTTGGAACACTTTGCGCTGATTCGCATCCTGGTTCTTATAGTGGGCAAGATGCTTATACAGGTAGATTAGTGCCTACATATTCAATACAAGGCTCAGGAGCAACTAGTAAATCTGCAAACGGTAGCGGTTACAACAAAGAAGTATCGTTTACGTTAAATAGTACAGATGTGCATGGGGTGGCACAACCAATCGTATACGATACTACGAATATAACTTCACCAACAAACGGTTCTAACCCGAAAGCAGGTGACCCTTGCTTTACATTAGCAAAAGGTCAGCACCCGCCTTTATTGACTGATATGGCAGTCCGCAGATTAACCCCAATCGAGTGTGAACGCTTGCAGGGTTTTCCTGATAATTACACAGACATTAAACCAAAAGGCAAGCCAACATCTGATGGGCCAAGATATAAAGCCCTGGGCAACTCAATGGCTGTGCCTGTTATGAAATGGATAGGCAAACGCATTAACCTAGTGGAAAATCTATCATGACACCTAGCCAGAGAACAGTCGCACATTTACGCAAACTAGGCTATCAGACAGCTAATGTCGAGCATTACAACTACTTCACCAAGCGTAAGCACGACCTGTTTGGATGCATTGACATACTTGCAATTGGTAACAATGAAACCCTTGCTGTTCAGGTCACTAGCAAAAGCAATATGTCTGCTCGCATTAAAAAGATTGAAGCAAGTGAAGCGTTGCCTGAGATGTTACGGTCAGGGTGGCGTGTCATTGTCCACGGCTGGTGGAAAGGTACTAATGGTCGCTATCAATTAAAGGAATTTGAATTTTAGCAATAGGGGTAAACACCTATGTATTTATTTCCAACACAAGTTTAATATTTAGTTTCACAAGGAGAAATAAAAATGAAATCAGACCACAACTACGGTTACTTTGCAGACCTCAGCCACCCTAACTGGACAGGTCGCACCCTTAGAGAGTCAATCGGTGGCGAGTACGCTCGTGAACACACAGCCGCAAAGCGTATTCCACCACTTGCATACGTTGTTGCGTTTATCGCATTCTTTACTTTATTGACCGCTAATTTTATTTGAGACTACTATGAAACAAATCTGCACAGCCTTTGTACAGGCACAAAAGGAATTTAACCCTGCGCTCAAGTCTGCAACTAACCCACACTTTAAGTCTAAATATGCTGACCTTGCCGCTTGCGTAGAAGCCGTCATAGACGCTCTAAACAATCACGGCATAGCATTAATGCAACTCAACCACGAGTCCCAAGGTGGCGTGACTGTAGAGACAATGTTTATACATGAGTCAGGTGAGACACTTAGTTCAGGCAAGTTATTTGTACCTGCAAGCAAGCAAGACCCGCAAGGTTTTGGCTCTGCGCTAACTTATGCTCGCAGATACAGCTTGATGGCGGCTTGTGGTATTGCGCCTGAAGATGATGATGGCAACGCAGGTAGCCGTAAAGCCCCACAAGACGCTTCTATTGCGATTAAATCAATACAGGCTAGTAAGACACTAGACGAACTAAAAGCCCATTACACAGCCTCCTATGCCTTGTTTGGTGACAATAAAGCATTGCTTGCACAGATAAGCAAAGCTAAAGACACACGCAAAGCTGAGCTGTTGGAGGTGTCAAATGATTGAGCAAGGGACACCCGAATGGCAAGCACTCAGAACGGGTTTTTTGACAGCATCACGCACAGCAGATATGCTTGCCACAATTAAAACAGGCGAGTCAGCTTCACGCAGAAATTTACGTGCTGAGTTAGTTGTTGAACGATTGACTAATTCTAAAACTGAGGGTTTCACAAGTTCAGCAATGCAATGGGGCATTGATAATGAGCCATTAGCACGAATGGCTTATGAAGTTAAAACAAACTCATTTGTAGACAAAGTGGCTTTTGTTAGACATCAAACAATAGAGTGGTTTGGTTGTTCGCCAGATGGGTTAGTAGACGATGACGGTATGGTCGAATTTAAATGCCCCAATTCGGCTACACACTTGGAATATTTAGAATCGCGTGAAGTTCCTAAGAATTACTACACACAGATGCAAACTCAATTGTCGGTTACAGGTCGCAAATGGAATGATTTTTGTAGCTTTGACCCACGCTTTCCTGATGGGTTGCAATTGCTAATTATTCGTGTCAATCGAGATGAAGAATTTATTAAAAACCTTGAGGCTGAGTCAATTAAATTCTTAGCTGAAGTAGATGAAAAAGTTAAAAGTTTAAAGCTACAGGTGACATTATGAGCCAAGAAGACATGACATTAGAGGCACTTAAAAAAGGCGAACTGACAGCCATAGACGCTTTAAAAAAGTTTGGCTGCTTTCGTTTAGCGGCAAGAATATATAGGTTAAGACAAGCTGGTCACAATATTAAAAGCACTACAAAAACCATGCCAAATGGCAAACACATTGCAGTTTACACACTCGAACAGGAATAATTATTATGTCAAAAATGCACGTTTTAGCCCGTATTGGAAAAGATGTACAAGTTAAGTTTTCACCAAATGGCATTGCTGTTGCCAACTTGTCTTTAGCTTATAGTTGCGGAAAAAAACAAGAGGATGGTAATCGACTTACGCAATGGGTAGATGCTGTGATGTTTGGTAAACGTGCGGAATCAGTTGCTCCACGACTGACAAAAGGTGTTCAAGTTAGCGTTCATTTAAATGACATTCATATAGAAAAGTATGAAAGCAAAAATGGTCAAGGCGTCAAAATGGTGGCAATTGTCGATGAATTGCAGGTACTAAATGGTCAATCTGAACGCACACCACAGCAAGTAGCTCAAGCAAAGCCTGTTGAATTGGCTGACCTTTCAGACGATGTTCCATTTTGAGGTGAGTTATGACAGCTAATAACAAACAGGTAAGTGGGTCGCATTACCAAACCAACATACAACC